AAAAATATATAAAAAAGTTTTTTTAGTATGGTGGGAGGGACATGGGGGGACGACAGGTATGAGGGGGAAAACAGTATATCTGTTACACTCGCGGCGCTGCTGCTTCCTTACTTCTTGGCCACCTTGGGGCGCACGCTCTGGCGGCGCTTGCTAGCCTTCTTAGGGCTAGGGCTGTTGGCCGGCGGCTCGTAGGGTGCCGGCTCAGCCTCCTCCTCCTGCTTGCGCAGCGCTGCCAGAAGGTCCTCCTGCTCCTGCTCGCTGCGGCGCATACGCTCCATCTCGCGCTCCAACTCCTCCTGGTCAGCCTCGGCCTGCACCTCCTCCAGCTTGGCCCACAGGTTGCAGGGCGTGCCCTCGAGGCTCGGCGGCTCCGAACTCTTGGCGGGAGCCAGCGGGCTCAACTTGTCAAAGCCCACCTGGTCCTCCTCTGGCACCGTGAAGGGCTCCGGCTCCTCCGGGGCCTCCGGGGCCTCGGGGATGGGGGACAGAAGGTCGGGGCCCGTGACCGTGCCCTCTGCGGGAGCGCTGGCAGGCAGGTGGCGCTTGCAGAAGCACTGGCCCTCCAGAGGACCGAAGCTGCACTGCTCCTTCTTGGCCGTGAAGCCCTGGCAGCGAATCTCCTTGCCGTCCGCAGTCAGCCGAACCTTGATGGCGCGCTTCTTCTTCTCCTTGGGGACCGGCGCCTCCAGGAACTTGGCGCACAACTCCGCCAAGTCCAACTTGTACTCTTCCGCGATGCGCTTCAGGAACAACTCGTCGCGGTGCGCCACCAGCGCCTCAACTGTGCTCACGAAGCTGGTAGCGGCCATCTCGGACTCTTGCTGCGCAAGAGGACTCTGTCTTTGTGTTTGATTCTCTTCTCACTTCGGAGGACACTGCAGGGAACACCGCCTACTTTCTTCACCCGAGTTGAACTCGGCGACGCTGAAGATTATTCTGAGTACGCATAGCCATATTTAAACGGAGCTCCAACGCGTGTAGCTGGTTATGCGAGGCATTAAACATCTTAAAGGTGGTATTCGCTATTAGCTGCTGAAGCGCATTAATTTGTTTAGAAAGCTCGGCTCGTTGCTGGTTCTTTGTCAGACTCATATAATATTTAAAACTATTTTTTTAAAACGGTACTTCGTTATTTTCCTGACGTTATTTTATAAGTATATGTTAATATGGCTCAGTCGGCCGCCGTGATGGCACTGAATGCCACTAGCGCAACAGATGAATATATTTTAAAAAAAGAAATTGAATTTAAACCTTTGATACGCCAACATACCCATTTTACACAGGTTCACCGCGTGACCAAACTCCCGGGTATTAGTTTCATAGGTCAGACTGTCGAGGTTCTTATAAAACCTAAAGAGCACGGTGACCTCATGACCAACGCCTACTTGGCACTGACCATGCCGGCGTTACCCACGGGAAACAGTTACACAGAATTTATCGGACGGGCCATCATCGAACACATAGAATTCCGTATAGGAGACCAAATAATAGAAAAGATTATGGATGACTGGTATATTATCCGAGACCAACTCTTTCTGGATGCCGATGAAAAACTAGCCATGTACAAATGTATAAATAATGGACAGGCACCTGGTACCCCCGTAACTGCCGCTACACCTTTTGAGATTATGGTACCTCTGGAACTCTTCTTTTGTCGACGTGACAGCAAAGGGACCAAGGTGAGTCAGCGACTCGAAACACCCGCATTGCCACTATGTGCTCTGAAACAACAAATAATTTCTATAAAATTCTTTTTCAGACCCCAGACATGGTTCACAAACTACACGGTGCCCATAGAGTTTCAAAACCCGCGTATCATTACAGAAGAGGTATTGTTGACCAAAGAGGAGAGCTTATATTATAGCTTAAATCCACAACGTATAGTATTTAATAAAGTAACTAATGAAGCTGTTACTAGTTATAAAGAAGGAAAACCAGAACAAAACTTTTCAGCTGATTTCCCTGTGAACATGATATCCTGGTTTATAAGAAGTCAGGTGTTCGAGAATGCCGCAGACAATACGTACTACGCATCAAGATACAACTATGGCTACACTACCAAATATTTCCTAACATCTTCTAACGTTAATTTTTTTGACGGAACAACATTCAAATACCTGGACGCTCTGCAATTCTCCGATATTTACATCAACAACCGAAACATAATGGGTAGATTTGCTACGGGACCCTTTTACCAATTCAAGCAGCCCATGGACCATGGGTTGAGCATACCGACAAAGAGCATCTACATGTACTGCTTCGGTAAATCCCCCAAAGAGTACAACCAGGGTGGCTACCTGAACTTTTCCAAGTTGAATTCACAGACGAGCAAGATTGTCATGACGTTCAACCCACTGTATGCACCGAACATACAGTCTAATTTCAAAATTAGTATATTTTATTATGGATACAATGTTCTTGAAATTGCGAACGGTTCTGCAAAAATAATATAAAATAAATTATAAGATGACACTGCAACTTAGTGTCCGGGGTGAACAAGACGTTTATATATCTGGAAAACCAAGTATTACTTATTTTTCGAGTATATACAAACGAGTTACTCCATTTGTGTCCGAATATGTAGAATACCCTTTTGATAACATTGTGCCAAAGTCGGTAGCGTCGACCGCCATCATAACCATACCATCAAAAGGGGATGTTATAACAGATATTTGTGTCCGAAATATTTTTTCAAAATTGTATCCAAGCTCACTGCCAGGGTATTATTATGGTCAACTTGTCACAAACAAGACTTTTAGTGCATATATCGTAACAACTTCTGGAACGGTCATTCTGCTTCTCCAGACAGTTATAACGGGGTTATATTACAGTACATTGAATATACTTTCTTGGACAATCCCCCAAGTCTCTGACATAACTCTGACCTATTCAGACACACGCTTCACTTTTTCTACACAAAATTCCACATATAACACTTTGAGTTTTAAGGATGAAGACAGTGCTGCATTTTTTGGGTTTAATATTTTGACACCCACGGCGCCGTTGGTCGGTACAGGGATTATAGCGTCGTACAAGTTTTCACCTTCGGGGTACGTTGATAACCCCTTTACATTAGTCGGAGCTATACCTACTCCATCCCCTGCCTATTGCCTGATAACCCAAGATACAAATGACATATATATAATTACCGGAAGCACAACTATACGGAAATATGTAGTATCTTCGGGAACGGCCGGGACAATCTATACGGTCGGGACGGGGACAATTATGCAAACATGTACAGACTTTAACCAAACTATGTACGTTACAGTAGCTTTTCCTCCCGCACTAATGACAAATATATATTCTGTAAATACATCCACAGGTGCCGTCGCGACAGTCGCGACAAGCCCTCAGTACAGTTATTATATTAGTGTGGCGTATGCCAACAATAAATTATTTTATACTCTAACAAATGGAAACTTTAGTGTGAAAACTATACAATGTTTAGGTGTTGGTAGTTTCTCGACAAATTTAACAAGTGTACAGAGATTAAGAAGTTTTCCAAATAACACAAATCTGTATGCGGCAAATGGTAGTTCACTTTATTCGGTAAATACAACGACTGGTGCTACAACCTTTATTCTTGATGCGAAAGATAATATATTAGATTTTATGCTGACCGTAAATTCTATATTTGTTTCGTATGGCTCCGTTTTCGGGAGCTTTGACTCTATCGGTATAAGTAAACTAACCATAAATAGATATGACCTTGTTGGAAACTTCATGAGTAGTTATACAATCAAACCTGGGACGCCAACTTATTCTTTTGCGTATTTCGGAACTACAGTGTATGCAGCCTTGGGAGATTCTAATATATATTCTAAAAATGTAACTACGGTTACTGTACCAGTCTATTCAGTGAGTTCAGGAATGACACTCGAACAATCTGGATGGATTCCAGGATTTTCACCAAGTGTTTACCCCGACGGCACTAACCCATATTCTTATGTCGATTCTTATCCACTGACAATCATTAAAGAAGCTCGTCTGTACATAGGTAATCAGCTTATAAGTCGTCTATCGGGTGACTACATAAAAATACTCAAAGATTATGACACTGGTTATGAAAATAGAGCAGGAGTTAATATTATAAACGGGATGGGTGATACTTCCGTCAAGTATACACCAGTGATAACAATGACAAGTCTTCCTTTCGGTATCAAAAATTTGCCGATAACAGCTACGTACCGCCAGAGTACACAAGTCCATATTGATTTTGGTGACATCTCAACTGTTTTAAATGCACCAACGACCAATCCACTCTATCTTACATCGTCTTACAGTATTACCCAAATGAGTAATATTTTGAGTGTTCCGACTCTACAAGCTCAAAATATCTATTCTTATTCGAATACTCTGATTATAACTGAGAATGGTTCGTACATAACTTTTTTTGACCTGAACAAAACTATAACAGACCCTACGGCGTACACGCGTAAACCGAATCCGAACGGTCTAACTTTTTCGAGTGCCATAACCGGTGGCTACATGTACAGTTATAGTGGGTACTACGCGACTCGCATTCTCATGACAGACTACCTTAGCCTGACAGGGGTACCGACCGTGTCAACTTTGCCTATATGGCCTTACGGGAATCCAGCCTATTATGTTTTAATGGCTGTTTTAAATGATATTAGGAATATTTATTATGTTCTGACAGTCGGATCCGAAAAATTAACAACGACCGGAAATTATGCGACAATTACGTCTTATAATAACACTGGTTTTGGATTTGTTAACGTGGCCATTACATTTTTTGGAGTGACGACCGCGATTGCAAATGGAGCATATACAGAAATTACCAATACAGTATCTTCAAGAGATACCGACGCGGCAGTCGGTTATGACCAATATGCTTGGATAACATCTGATTTATATTCCGAGTCAACCGATGGTACGAATTGTTATGTTACGGGTCGTTGGATTTTTAATGGCACGGCTCCGCCGGTCGAACGTGTTTTCGGGACGGTCGTTGTCACCAAATATGACACAACGGCGGATTTTAATACAAGAAGTTCTTATACTTTTAATAATGACTTTACTAATTTTAGTAGTAATACTCTTTCTGTGAAATTCCCGGTTGCATACCCCACCGTATCTACCAATACTATTCGTGCTTTTATAGATAATTTCAATATTTACTGTTTCGTTACAAATCAGATAACATATCCTCTTTTTACACGCTCGCCAACAATGTATATAATAAATATAGCGACATTTACTCCTTCTTACCTGCCAGTCTATGCAAGTAGTCTTACTTCGCCTTACCTGAATGACGGAACTTATATTTATTTTTCTGTTTATAACAGTGGTGTGATAAGTCGCTTTAAGATTAATACAAATATCGAAATTGGGTCCTCATGGGATTCGTTTGATTTGTATTCCAATTTCCCAAGTGTTTTTAATTTTGCGGCCGAATTTATCAAACAGTTAACTCCGGGCACTTTCGACGGGCGATATGTTTACTACGCAGGAACCTTAACAGGCAGTGCGGCTTCCCCTGTCATTCTAAGATATGACACGACCAAGCCGTTTACACAAGCCGGTTCCTATTCGTCTGTCATAAAACAGTGGGAACAGGGTAGTAAGTTTGTGACAGCAACTGGCTCTGTCCTTGATGTCAATTTTTCAAGATATTCACCGAACGCTTTTATATTTAGCCGACCGACTTCCACAAGTCAAATGTTTGTTTTCATGAATAATGTATCGGACCCGACAAACACTAATCAACTCTCCGATGTACTCCAGATTGATACTGGACAACTCGACGAGACATACACGTTCGACCCGACGATGCTTATCGAGTACGCCTATATTGACACGGCCGAACAACAATTTTTCAAGAAATATCAACAAAATATTGTCTACGAAACACTACAAACAAATAAATTCCAAGTGACCCCAGGGGTGTCGTCTTTGCCACTCAAACTGTTAAACCCTGTCAAAGAACTGTATATATATTCAAATACTTATTCAAATATAAATAGTTTTCAGATGCTCTTCAACGGACAGGACCTGTTTAATCTAGACTCTGCCTATCTTCGTAGTATAGAACCTATAGAATTTAGCACAGTTACACCTTTCTACAACACATACATGTACGATTTTGTATTTCCGGCCAACATGTCACGTATCGCTACTAAAAGCCTCACCGTCAGTCAGGGAGCTAATACCACAATAATTGTCCACGCAAAAACGCTTAATGTGCTTGTGATTAAAGATGGGCTCGCGGGTGTTTTATTTAATTCTTTGGAATATGTAGTATGACGATAGCAAACCTCGGTTCGTCTGATAAACTTGTACCAGGTAAATTTGAACAAAGTTATTTCATTGAAAAATATCAAACAAAAGGACGGTGTAGCGTTCAGGTTCTGCCTCATACCCCTGACGGACAGGTCAATTTTGGCGAAGAGGCGACCATCGAGATACTCCAGGAAGGGGACATTCTACGCTTGTTGTATCTACAGTTTAGCTATCCAAACAGTCAGCCCTCGTCCGTGTACGACAGTTTCGGTACGTACATGTTCAACTGGATACAGCTTGAATATGATGGTCAGGTGATAGAAAGAATAGACGGAGAATTTCTCGAAATGATGAATGACCTGTCGATACCCCTGTCAAAACAAGGGACACTGTCAAACCTTACAGGGAAATATATGACAAGTAACTTGGCCACGTATTATGTAAACCTACCATTCAGTATTCTAAAAACAGGTCTACCTCTATGTGCTCTTGCAAAAAATCCTTGTATAAGAATTAATTTGAGAAATTTTTGGGAAGGGTGCCCGGCCGCGTCACGCGTAAACCCTGTATTCGACGCCACCCTTCTATGCACTTATGTATTTCTGGAAGAAAATGAAAGAAATTATTTCAAGAATAAAACTTTAACATACATCTATGAACATTCTCAACGGGTAGACCTTGATGCCGGGTACGCAAATTCTGTATCAGTATTTACTGAATTTCAAAATCCAACAAAAGAATTGTATATAGTTATTAAGGATAAAACCACAAACGCGTATGTGTGGAATAATACATTCATAGGGGGTGACCAGTTGGCCTCATTGAGCTTATGGCTGAATGGGTCAGAAATCCTCCCGTACGATATAGGCACACCTCTGTTTCTTCGAGGGTTACAAGGGCTCGACTCGCATACGAGATGCCCCGACAGATATTTCTATATGTACAACCTGTGTTTGGCCCCAGAAAACATGTCACCTTCGGGGTCAATAAATATGAGCTGCGCACGGCAACAATTTAATATTAACATGACAAACTCACCATCGGCTCGTCTTATCAATTTGTACTCAAAGTGTTACAATATATTAGATATTCAAAAAGGTAAACTTATCGTCAAATATCCAGTCCCATTTGAAACATCCGGATACATATTGAAGAGTCTAAAAACGCCATCTTTTACACTTAATAATCCAGGCGGCATACGAGTATTCAGTAATGTTACATATTATACGACGACCGCCGCCTCGTACACATTTCCGCTTGTAAACATCACAAATAGTGTAGTTCCACAATGGAACTATCCGCTCATATCTGGAATAACATGGACTCCTACAAATACAGGTATTACTCTCACAGCGGCGCCGGGAACGTCAATCACTAACCAGACTGTTTCGATTACGGCCGGATACGGTACCGGTATAACTTTTACACTCACTGTCGATAATTCGTCCCTGTTTGTACTTGAAAATCCAGGCCCTGTTACACTATACACAGTCGTTCTGGGCTCTTGGTCGAGCAGAACGTTAAGTCTCGCAAATCCATACAGCTTTACACCTACATGGTCATACCCGACACTGGCCGGTATTTCATGGACCACTACCAATACCAGTATTACATTAACGGCTGCACTGGCAAGTACGCTCTTGGCACCAAGTGTCACAGTCACAGCCACGACCGGTGCTCTTTCGTACCCGCAAACTTTCTATTTAAGAGTTGATAATACACCCAGCTTTATTTTTATCTAAACCGGTTGTATAGTATGCCTGACCAGCGAGTATATTTAAGTACGACGGCATCATCCGCATCACAAAGTTTTACAATTTCAAATCCACTCGGTCTTACGGTTTCATGGACATACCCGACGCTGACAGGTGTCTCTTGGGCAACTACCAATACTGGTATTACACTTACAGCAGCACAAGGAACTACGCTAGCTACTACAAGTGTAACCGTCACCGCCGGATACGGTGCTTTCTCGTATCCTTTTATATTTTCATTAAACATAAATCCAAATATTTTACAAAATCCTGGAGATGTCATCTTGTACACATTGTCAAATGCCACGCTAATTCTTAAATTTACTGCACCTAGTTCCTTCTTGACTCCGGTTAAGTGGACGTATCCAGAACTTCCAGCCGGCTTTACGGTGTCATTCGATGATTCAGGTATCACACTTACTGCCTTCCAGGGAGTTTCTTTAGGTACGTCAAGCGTGACCATTACAGCAATTTGCAACGGTGTATCATATTCGACAACATTCAATTTAACTATAAATAATTCATTTACGTTTACGACTCTGAACGGGGCTACAAATATAGCACCGACAACCCTGGCAGTATATCCTTCATATCCAAGTAACCTTAGTCTCATTTCTGGTATACAGTATTGGACAGTGCCTGCCACCTCTACATACAACTTCACAGTGGCTGGTGCCGGTGGCACGTCTGGTGAGGGTGAAAAGGGGGCCATACTTCTAGGCTCATATACGCTTAGTAAAAATACTATACTCGCAATCTGTGTAGGTCAGATGGGGGGTGTGGTGCCACCCTCTGGAAGGTCTGGTTCGGGTGGCACATTTATTGGGGTAAATGTGCAGAGTATAAATACAACGTCTCTTGTAACATCGGTTCCTTTATTTATCGCGGGTGGTGCAGGGGGTGTCGGTTTAAACGGCGGGTTGCAGACCGCCAGTGCAAGTTTAACTACTATTGGAAAAAATGGTTATAATGGAGGTTCGGGTCGTATAGGACCAAATTCTGGAAATAATGGAACGGGGTATGGGGGTGGTGGATTCAATGATTTTAAAAATTACGGAGGAGCCGGAAACACCGGGGGTGCGTTTGGCCTAGGTGGCGCTAAAGGCGTCAATAATGCTTCTGGCGGAGGCGGAGGTGGGTATGGAGGGGGTGGAGGCGGGGGTGGTAATCTAGGTGGTAGCGGCGGTGGCGGTGGTTTATACGACATAAATAATTTATTTAATTGTTCGGTAGCAAACAGTAGTCAAGGATATTTCAGAATAGATACTGGTATTAGATTTTATTTATCAAATGTTGGTAGTTTATTTTTTCTTACTAGTTCGGATGTGAGTACATTTATTCCTATAAATTATACCACTCCCAATCCTTATTCTCTGGCACCCGTGTATACACTGTCTCCGGCAATTTCTGGACTAAGCGTTTCATCTTCTTTAAACGGTATATCACTTACTCTAGCAAAAGATAC